GCTGAAAACTTCGGTTGATGTTCGGCATCCCCCAGCGCACCAGGGGTGTAACTGCCAAATCATGGCTTCTGCGTGAAAGGAGTGACAGTTATGGAACTGCGCAAGGCATTACCGGTCCATCATACACCGACAAGCGATGCATCGTGGGACGGACCGGCGAACGAGGCCCGCCTCCGAAATGACGAAACGGCGGCCTATTACCGCAAGGCTTATGCCTGGGTTGACCCGGATGCCAATCCCGACACTAAGGCGGCCTATCGGTTTATTCACCATGAGGTGGATAGTGACGGCAATATCGGGGCAGCCAACGTCCGGGCTTGTGTTACTGGGATTGCCGTCCTAAACGGCGCCCGTGGCGGGACTACCATACCCGACGCCGACAGGCCGGGCGTTTACAACCACCTGGCAGCCCACCTGCGGGATGCGGACGTGGAACCGCCGGAATTGAAGCGGTCAGGGAGCGCCAGAGTGGAACACCGCGCCTTCCCGCTGGCCGGGGTGGAGATCCGAGCCGGTGAAGGCGAGCCGCCAAAGATCGTTGGCCATGCGGCGGTGTTCAATTCGCTGTCTGAGGACTTGGGCTTCTTCCGCGAGAAGATCGCCCCCGGCGCGTTCGCTAAGACCATCCAAGAAGCGGACGTTCGCGCCCTCTGGAACCACGACCCGAATTATGTCCTGGGCCGCACCAAGAGCGGCACGCTGAAACTGGCAGAAGACGAGAAGGGTCTGGCCGTGGAGATCACCCCGCCCGATACGCAGTGGGCCCGGGACCTGATGGAAAGCATCAGACGCGGGGACGTGGACCAGATGTCGTTCGGCTTCCAGGTTGTCAAGGAAGAGTGGGAAGGCGATGTAAATAACCCGATTCGCGTACTGAAAGAGGTTAAGCTGTTTGATGTTTCGCCCGTCACATTCCCAGCTTATACGGCGACCGACGTTCAGGTGCGGTCGCTGTTGAGCATACTGCGCGGCTATCTCCCCGCCGAGCCGAGCCTGGCTGCTCACTCGGAGGAGGCCGACAACGCGGAGAAGGTCCTGGCTGACCTGAAGCTCCGTCGCCGACGGCTGGAGATAGCGGAAAAAGAAATTTAGGAGGAGGAACCACCATGGATAAAATTCTTGAAATGCGGCAGAAGAGGGCCGCGCTGATCAAGCAGGCCCGGGATCTGGTAGATCGTGCTGAAGCAGAAAAGCGGGCCATGACCGCTGAAGAAGATCAGCAGTACAGCCGGATTATGAACGATGTCGAAGAGTTGCGGAAGGCCATCGAGCGCGAGGAACGCCTGCAAGCTCTGGAGAGGGAGCTTGCCCAGTCTCAGGGGACCGAGGCCGGTGGCAAGGAGCCGGTTGGCGATGACAACCGCATCGGCCAGCAGACCGAAGAGGTCCGGGCAGCCTTCAATAGGTTCCTGCGCGGTGGCATCCAGGTTCTAGGTCGCGAGGAAATCCGTGCCCTCCAGGCCGGAGTGGATACCCTGGGCGGCTACATCACTGCTCCGCAGCAGTTCGTCAACCAGCTGATCAAAGCCGTTGACGACATGGTATTTATCCGTCCGCTGGCAACCAAGTTCACTCTTGGCCGGGCCGAAAGCCTGGGCGTGCCGTCGCTGGACAGCGACATCAGCGACGCCGACTGGACGAGCGAGCTTGCCACGGGCAACGAGGATAACTCCTTGAGCTTCGGCAAGCGGGAGCTGCATCCTCACCCGCTCGCGAAGCGCGTCAAGATCAGCAACAAGCTCCTGAGCCAGGCCACCATCGACCCCGAAGCCCTGGTACGGGATCGCCTGGCTTACAAGTTCGGGATCACCGAGGAGAAGGCGTTCCTCACCGGTGACGGCGTGAACAAGCCGCTGGGCTTGTTTGTGGCTTCCAGCCAGGGCATCAGCACCGCCCGTGACGTGGTGGCCGGCACGACCACCGACATCACGATGGACGGGCTGATCGCCTGCAAGTACGCCCTGAAGCAGCAGTATTGGGCCAGGGCGGCCTGGCTGTTCCACCGGAATGCCGTGGAGCGGATCGCGAAGCTCAAGGACGCTAACAACGGCCAGTATATCTGGCGCGAGAGCACCCGCGTAGGTGAGCCGGACCGGCTCCTTGGCCTGCCGGTGATGATGAGCGAGTACGTGCCCAACACCTTCACCACCGGGCGGTACATCGGGATGCTGGCCGACTTCTCCGCCTACTGGATCGTCGACGCTCTCGACATGCAGATTCAGCGGCTGGTTGAGCTTTACGCCGAGAGCAACCAGGTCGGTTTTATCGCCAGGCGCGAGCTTGACGGAATGCCGGCGATGGAAGAGGCGTTCGTCCGGGCCAAGCTGACTTAATGCCAGTTTGGCCTAAATTTGTAAGGGGGTAAGACCATGGCGACTGTTGACCTGTACAACAACCTATCCGTTGTTACCACCCTGGCCCCGGCGGCCCGCACCGCCGCGGCCACGGGCACCGCCGTGGACCTGCAGGGCTATGAGGGCGCGCTGATCCAGGCTGTGGTCGGCACCATCACCGACGGCACCCATACCCTGACGGTTGAGGAGTCTGCCGACGGTACCACCTGGACGGCGGTAGCGGCTGCCAACCTGCAAGGGAGCTTTGCTAACCTGGCGAGCGGCGTAAACCAGAAGGTCGGGTATCTGGGTACCAAGCGGTACATCCGCGTAAATGCTGGCGTTACCGGCGCGACCACCGGCGGCGTTTACAGTGTTGTTGTTGTGCGCGGCAACCCAAGAAAGTACCCGGTCTAAGCAACTGAGAGGGGCGGGACAATGCCCGCCCCTAATAATTAAGGCGGTGAGAAAATGCGCGTAAAAATGCTAACGACTGCTGCCGGCCCAGACGGGGTTTTCCCTGCGGGTGCAGTCGTGGACGTAGATGAGAGGTTGGCAAAGGCGTTTATTACTGGTGGCTACGCGGATGCGGTAGAAGAGCCAGTTGTCGAATCTGCGGCCATCGAGCCGCCGGAGAAAGCGATCATCCCGATAGCCAAACGGAAGGCGGTGAAGTAACGTGGCCCTGTCCCTGGTGACGGCCCCGGCGGCTGAACCAATCACGCTGGCAGAAGCAAAGGTCCACCTGCGGGTGGACATTACCGACGACGACAGCTTGATAACGGCATTGATTGTGACCGCCCGGCAGCATGTCGAGGCGATCACCAGGCGGGCCCTAATCACCCAAACCTGGGACCTGACCCTCGACGCCTGGCCGGACGGGGATACCATTTTGGTACCGCTACCACCGCTGCAGTCTGTGACCAGCGTCACCTACAAAGATAGCGCCGGCACGGTCTACACAATGCCGGTCACAGATTACATCGTCGACAAGGTGGAAGAGCCTGGCCGTATCGTCCTGGCTTACGGCAAGACCTGGCCCTCGGCGACGCTGTACCCGGCCGGGGCAATCACCGTGAGGTTTGCCGCCGGTTACGGCGATGCAACAAAGGTGCCGCAGGCGATCAAACAGGCGATGCTGCTCTTGATTGGGCAATGGTACGAGAGCCGCGAAACAATCAGCATCGGCAACATCGTCAATGAACTGCCGTTCACGGTGGAGGCCCTGCTCTGGCCCTACCGAGTGCTGCGCTGGCTTTAGGGGATGAGGTGGTGAATTATGCGTGCGGGCGAGCTCCGGCACCGGGTAACTATCCAGGAATTTGTGGAGGCTGTTGACCAGTACGGCACTCCTATCGGTCAGGACTGGCAGGATGTTTGCACGGTTTGGGCAGCTGTCGAGCCGATCCAGGGGCGCGAATACATCCTACTTCAGAATACTCAAACCGAGCTCACTGCCAGAATACGCATCCGGTACAGGGCAGGAATAAAACCAGCCATGCGCGTTGTGTATGGTCAGCGGATTTTTAACATTCAGTCGGTGATTGATCCCGAGGAAAGGCACAGAGAGTTGCTCCTCATGTGCCAAGAGGTGAAGAAATAATGGCTGAAGTCGGGTTGGATACGACCGAACTGGATAAGTGGGAAAAGCGTGTGTTGGCTATTATCAAGGATAGCCCAACGCATTACCGGAAGCTGGTCCGGCAGGCTGGTAACCTGGTAAGGAGAAAGGTCCGGAAGATAACCCCAAAAGTAGCGGTGAC